GTTGGTGACAAGTTAGTAAGAACAGACATCAAGTCTTCTCTTACAGACTTATCTAGATTTACATATGCTCCAGCTGCCATTTTATTTTCCTTTATTCATCAGACATAATGCCACCAGCTCTGAGTATTTGACCCATTGCTTCTGCGGCATCTTTAACGCTACCTGTCTGTTTAGCTTTTTCTAGTGCAGCCTGTCTTAAAGATACTTGCACGTTTGAATTGTTAGAACCACCCTCTACCATCGTTTTTTTCTGCAAAGACTTAATCTGATTAGCTTGTGTTTCGATTTTCTTAGCCACGACAGGTTTCTGTGCGAATGACAAGTCACGGAACGCAAGTGCTTCAGCAACTTCAAGCCCTTGAGGGTCTGCGATAAGTTTAGGGTTTTGCATATAGAAGTTCATTCTTTGGTACAACGGGCTTTGCGTGTTAAATCCTAAAAAGTTTCCAGCAGGGTCTTTGACCGCTAGGTCTGGATTGCGTTGGATTACACTCTGGAAAGTCTGTGTACGGATTTGACCTTCTATATTTGATTTGTTAATTTCTTCAAACTTTTTAGCTATAGCGTTTTCAATCTCAACCTTTTTTACTTTGTCGAGTTCTTCTAACGCCCACGCACGACTTTGAGAGTCGGTTTCTGGTGCTGCTGCAAAAGCAGTTAGCTGTGCTGCGGTATACTTCGGTTGTTCAGGCTGTTGCAACTTTGCTTGTCGGAGTTCTTCTAACTCTTTCTCAGCTTTAAGTTGCTTTCGTCGGGCTTCCGCTAAACGGTTCTTTAACGGCACACCCATTTCGTCGACTTCATCTACAGGAGGTTGACGCACCTCTAGGGCTGGTTGTTTCGACTCTGGTGTTTCGACTACTTCCTTTGTTTCTGGTTGAGCGACTTCCTGACCGTCATTACTGCTCTGTTGTTCAACCTCTGACGAGGGTTGGACTACTTCTTCCGTTGTATTTTCTTGTTCCATTTACTTCTCCTTTGTTTATACCGTTTCTAACGGATGCTTCTTAACGTTACTTTTCTGGCAGTACGATAGCCAGCCCCCTTATTCGTCGTAATCTTTTTCTATCTCATTAGACTTTTCAAGCTGTTCCTTCAACTGCGCCATTTCTTCTTTGTATTTTTTTGGCGTGTCTGTAATATGCTTGTATGCTAACTTTAAAACCCTCATATTATTTAATTTCTTTTCATCTGTTTCGAACTGCCACATACTGTCTAACTGCTTACACCAAGTATTGCAGTCTTTAAGAACAATAGACCAAACATCGTTTGTAGAAAGATTGCTAATAACCATCTCGCACTCTTTGATGCGCTTAATGATTTCATCTTCTGTATCTTTAGGTTTACTTGTGTCCTCGAAGTATTGATTTTCCACTTTGCCCCCTTATTGTTAGCTGTTCTAAAGGAATAAGGATTTTCTTATTCTCTTTTTCCTCTTGTGCTTTACGCTTGTTGATTTCAATTACTTCTGGTGGTAACCTAATCATCCCTCGTGCCATTACTACTCCTTTGCTGGTTTACCTTTATCCCCCTGTGGTTGGAAGAGTTTGGACTGTGCATTTTCGGATATTCTGTCTAAATCTTTACTCGAAAACTTACCAAACCCCCTTTTGCTTTCCATAAAACTAAATTGTTCACCATCCCAAACCCTAATATCTTTATAGTTTCCACCACCCAAAACATTATCAGTTGTCAGAAATTTAATTCCTTTGTGTTCAATAATTTGTGGATTTTTGCCTTCAAATTCTTTAGGTATTACTACCCCCTCCCCCTGTGGTTGGGAGAGTTTGGAGATTTGCCATTTTATTTCATCAACAGGAACACGCCTTTCCCTTAATTCAGCACTTGCCGTCTGTTCTACATTTCGCTTAACATGAGCCGATTGTGTTCTTGCCCATCGCATTAAATCAATAATTTCGGTATCTTTCATAGAAGATAATTTCTGCGTGAGAATATCCCCTGGCATAGTAAAGTTACCTTTACTATCTATACTTGCCTTAATCTCACTTTCCCCCTCCCCCTGTGGTTGGGAGAGTTTAGCCTGCACTTGGCGGTAGAGGGTGCGGAGGGATGATTCGGTTTCAAGTATTTCTTTTTTCTTTTCCAATATAATATTTTCTCCGTATTCTGTATTATATGGGCTATAATTCCTTCTTCTTAATGATTCCAATGTATCAAGTTTTTCCTTATCGAATTTCAATTTTTCAGCAAGCATTGTTGGGGATTTTACCAAACTATCATATTCTTTTTTAGTTATCTCTTTTGCGTTTGAAATAAGATGTTCATCATCACCGCCAAACCCTATTTTTTCCCCTATATAATACTTTTTGCTATGACCCTTTGCCCCAGAAACAGCAAATGAACCAATTTCTTTTCCACCTAAAGCAGATGCAAGCGAAACGCCATCTTCGTATTTTTGTTCTTTTGTGTTATATGACCTACCGCCTTCTGGAGCCTTCCCATATCTATACCCAACTATTTGCTCTGATTTAAGGTTGTTTACCCACCCCTCCTCATCATCCCCATGCTTCGCAATCCAATCCGCAACGGGCTGTTCTTCGGGAGTCAATTCTATGTCCTGACCAGCGAGCTGTTCGGGATTATCCTGATTAAGAATATACCCAAATCTATCAGATATATTATCACCAGCAGGAAACGAAGAAGATGTTGGAAACTCTGGTATTACATTTTGTCCTTGTTGTGGAAGTTCTACGGCAGTATTTACTAAGTTCTCTGCTCTCTGCGCTTCGATAGGACTTCGCATAGGAACATTCATTCCGAGTTCTTCTGCTACATTTCTTCCACTCGGTGTTTCGTGCATTACCTTGCCACCTCTGCCCATAACGATAGGTTGTATGCTTCCTTGTTTTGCCGCAAACTTTAAAGGTGCTTGCTTCAGAGCATTTGAGGATATATAAGCCATTGTTGCTGCTAACGCAAGTTCTCCAAACGGAGTTGGTTCGGCAATAGCACCAGCAGTCATTGCACCAAGAACAAACTTGCTAAGTCTTGATGTGTGTGCTACTTCATCAATATCATCGTCAGTTGGTGGTTTTTCAAATAGAACTGTAGCCATTAGTCGTCTAGGATTTTATATTTTATTCCAGATTTTGTCTTACCTTCTTTTGCTGGCTTGCCATTCTCTGCCCTGCGCTCGTTCTTCTCGCCCTCGCCAATCATGTCGCTAACCATGCTCAAGGCTTCGATATTCTCCAGCTTTTGCTTTGACATCTTTTCCTGAATGATTGCTTTGGATTTCAACGCCCTGCCTTGCATATCAGGTTGGATACCTTGTTTAGCAAGAACCTGTGCAGCCTCAGCGTCAGTAAGCTCATCCATACCTACTTTCACATTTGGACTAGGCGGTGGCGGTGGTTGTGGAGGGGTAACGAGTTCTTCCCAATTTGGAACGTCTAACTCCTGATAGAACCGCTTTAATCCGTTAAAGAGGTTCATCGGGTTCATAACACCTGTCTGTAGGTAAACAGGATTTTGTGCAGCCATGAGTATCTGCTGGGCTTTCTGTAGCCTGACCTGCGGATTTGTATTCTGGTCGTTACCCCTGATTGCTATTTTATATTTACCCTGTAGTTCTTCTTTAGTGATTTTAATTCTTTCCCCGTTGTTGGTCTGACCAAAATACATAAACTCATATTGGTCATCTCCATACTGACACCATAGTTCGTAGACCCAGTTGATTAGCTCTTCAAATTGTCCCCTGAACATATCAGCGTCAAGAGAGAATACCTGTTGCATATTCTGGTTCTGTAATTGTACCTCGCCTAAAGTTCTCGGTTGACGCTTGTTAATCATTGACTGGAGAGTAAAGTCTACCTGACCAATCAACTCCTCAACCTTAGCGTTCAACATCATCTCTTCGTCTTTATAGGAGAACTCAATATTTGGATTAGATTTACTTAGAGGTGCAATAGTCTCTGCCAAGGTGTTCATGCCATGAACTGGGATACCTAGACCCCAAGTGAACTGCGTTGTCGCAGGCTTAATAAGTCCAGCCTTATAAAGAAATGTCGGAGAGTTAGTCATAGTCTGATGGTCTAACTTCTGCATATGTTGCATATCTATCTCTTTGGCAATATCCTCGATAATCTCTGGGATACCTCTGTGAGAGAACCATCGGTCATCAGTTAGCTCATAGAAAAACTTAACGAATGGGTATTTACCAGAAAAGAATGGCATAGATATTTTTCGAAGCATCTTGCCGAAATCTGGTGCAACTGTTACAATACACTTCTCTTCTGTTCCGTCGTTATTGATGTCATACCAGCAGTATGTTTCCCAAATCTTAACTAAACGCCCTTCAGACTGAATACGCTCAATACCCTCTCGTTCATCTTTCGTAAGCTCTAGTGTGCTGTCATCTAAATCCGTGTTACCCTTCGCTTCAATTTCTTTTGCGGAAATGTCTTTCCAACCCTTGTATGCCACATTGTTTTTAAGAGTTTGCAAAGGTATGTAAAACTCGTGGATAATCCATTGAGAACTCTGTGGGTCAAATCCCGTAGTAGTAGGGACATATATTTTGGGACATAGAGCAATGTCAGGATAATCACACAATACATCTTGTACAGTGATGCTAACTTCTTTTTCCCCTGCGAGGATTTTTTGTACAGCATTGTCGATAACCTTTCTATTCTCATCAATAACTCTTGGAGAAACATCTATATCGAATTTCTTTTGCATAGCAGAACCAATCATTTCTGGTGTTGTCATTGGGTCAAATAGCTGTTGAAGTTCCTGCTGTGATAAATCTTCTAGCTTTAAAGTTTCAACACGGTTTATAACATCAATCTTCCAGTATGGTTTTGCCACATAGAAACCTTTTTCCAAAGTCTGGTCTGTAACAATAATCATCTTATTCTTGATATTCATAACGTTCATCAAGAGATGGTCAAGGAACTTCTCAATCTTCAAGGCACCTTCCCACGTTCCCGTAGGCTGTGGAGTAACCTGCACGATTGGGCGAATACCAAAGAGTACGTTAATAAGAGCAGCCTTTAGCTTTCTAATCTTTGTTTCAATGGTTGGCATACGGATATTAGCGCAACCCTTGAACGGAAAGTTCTTTGTTTTCTTGATACGCATACGAAGACGATGGAACTTCTCTTGATTATCTTCCCATTGGCTTATCCAGTTCTCGCAATCTTCCTGCCAGCCTTTAATTGTTGACACAAGAGTAGCGTCAGATTTCTTCTCTGCCTTGCTTACTCTCGGTCTGTTTGTAGTACTCCACTTAATCACGATAGGTCTCCTTACATTCCATAGTTTTCCGCCCTCGGTTCATCTTCGATTAAATATCCTGCGTCGTCAAAATTGTATTCTTTCGGTGCTCTATAATCTGGTGTGATTATTTGCTCTGCATAGGCTAAAGTATCTACAATGTCGTCCCATCGGCTAGAACCGATTGTCAATAGTTCATCCCTTAGCTCATACATACTCTCGTGTATGTAATACTTACCCTGCTCGAACAGGTATTGTATCGCTGCACAAATCCTATCCTTCTTTTTCCTGACCGTCTGACCGCCCTGAGTTGTAAATGAGTTGGTAAGTTCAACGAACGGTGCTGAAATCTTGCGTTCCTCTGCCCTTTTCAAGCAGGTTTGATAAAATAGCTTCTCTGTACCAGAATTAGGCACTCCGATAGCCTGAACAGAGCCTTTATTGGCTAGGTACATATTCAGAAAAGCGTCTATAAACTCTAAAGTCGTGTCATGTGTTCGGATATACTTAGCAACATACCTATTTCCGTTGTGGTCGCACAGAATTAGGCTTGCAACCTTCCAATCTGCCTTTTCTTCTTCAGAGTAAGCAGGGTCTACGGCTATGACTGCGTTGTATTGCTTTGGTAATTCTGTCCAGTAGCGTAGATTATCTGGCTTGATGATTGCCGCAGAGTCCATTTTAGGGTCGTTCATGTACTCAGATGCAAAAGCAAACGAACCTATCTCTTTTTTACGCTGTTGTAACCAAACATGAGGTCTTGCGGACTTCCAGATAGCGTGTTCTTCGTCCTCAATGTTGTCCTGATAGGCTTGTAGTTTGAGTTTTGTCCAGCCGTTAGGGGTTTCAAGCAAGTCAGCCAGTAGAGAAAGCGGATGAATAATAGTTCCTACCACGACTAACTGCCCTTTGGGAAGCAAGCAGTTGATACAGGCACGGAATAACCACTCCTTGAGTTTCTTTCTCTGCTCTTCGCTCTCTACAGACTCGTCTGTTTCAATGTCATCAAGTACCAGACAGTCTGGTCTGAAGCCTCTTATCTGCGCCCCTGCCCCCTTAGCCCGTATATTGACCCCATTTGCCAGTATGATGTGGTTCTCTGTCCACTTATCTGACCTTAAATCCCCGAAGATGTACTGGAGCTTAACATTTGTCTCTAATTCTATCTTTACTTTCCGCAGGAGCTCTATCGCCAGAGACTCTGAAGCGGAGATGATACATATATCTTTACGGTGTTTGAATATGGCTAGCCATGCTGTGTATATGACCGAGCAGATAATTGACTTTGCAAAACCTCTGGGAGCAGCAACAACCAATCGTTCTTCTTTAGGTAGAAGTTTATAAAGGTCAAAATGGAAAGGAGGGATAGAATCTGTCAGGTAAGAACCGAATATATTTACGGCAAACTCTGATAAATCCTCATCGTACCTCTTAAAGACCTTAAGTTCTTCTACTGTAGGCATACAAGCCCTCTTACTTTCTTTTCATTTAATCCCTCAATTAATCCCTCATTTATTCCCTCAGTCACTCCCTTATTATATGATATGCAAATCCTAAAGTTGCTAAAAATTAGGGAGAGGGTCTATCCCTATACCAACGGGGGGGTTGGGGTTGCCTACCCCTGCCCTGCCATTGCATTACCACACTGATGCGTGGCACTCTTATGTGTGGTGCACTGATGTGTGGTCTCAGATGTTGCCTCTGCCCTATCTGATGCCCTGATACTGTCTAAGACATTGGCTTGATTAATAGTGATGGTATTATCTGCCTTTAGCAATCCAGAGAGCTTGGCAATGTTTTCTAGTCCTCGATGAGCGTTGCTATAATCCTTGTCTTTAAGGCATAAATGGGTCAAGGCTTCAAAAGAATGAGTTAAGGTATCCTTTGTGATGCCTTTTTCCTTGAAAGCCTCTAGGATATGGCTTTTTATGGCTTTTTTGTATATGTGCGTACTAGTTAGACCAACGCTTTCGGCTATTTCTTTTAGAGGTTTG